TTGGAAAAAAGAGATTTAAGGCGACTGGCGATCTAATGTTTCGGGTGGGCGTTCTTGGCGGTGCGAGAATGACAACTGAAGCAGAAAGAAGAAGGAAAAGAAGGAAAAATAGCTCAGGGTTAACATTGGAAGACATTGGAGAAATTGCTGGAAAGGGAAAAGGTAACCCCGGTGGAGATACTTTTTACTGGCGTTTCGTAGAGTTCGGAACTCAAAATGTTGCGGCAAGTCCATTTATGAGACCTGCACTTGAAGGTAATATTGGAGTGGCAACAAATGAATTTATCAACCAGTACAAAAAATCGATTGATCGAGCAATTAAAAAAGCGTCAAAGGCAACGGTATGATGCAACCATCAAAAAACTATACTATTAGGTTAGAAAAAGGCGAGAAGATAATGCGCTATAAAATGTCTCCCTTAATGAAACTTGTATATTGTGTTGACATGAAAACATACATTTTATCGGCAACAGGATTGGTAATAATAACAGAATGTTTTTTACAATTACTTCATGCATCTATTATGCGCCAAATTATTTGTAGTGTCGGAATAATGTTTTTGTCGTTAGCAATGGCAGCGAGAAGGTAAATACACAATGTATCCGCCCTTATTCTCAATCGTAGCAGCAGACGAAACCGTCCAATCGGTATTCGGTTCTAACCCGGTGCGAGTGCTGCCGTTCGGTTCTGCCGACGAAAAAACACCGCTTCCGTATGCCGTATGGCAAACGGTTGGAGGAATGCCTGAAAATTATTTAGGTAACGTTCCCGATATAGATTCCTTTTTAGTTCAAGTTGACGTGTATTCTAAAGTAGCGTCAACAGCAAGAAGTGGGGCCGAAGCATTGCGCGATGTACTTGAACCGCACGCACACATTGTTTCTTGGCGCGGTGAAAGCAAAGACCAGACGACCGGAAATTTTCGATACTCTTTTGACATAAATTTTTTCACAGCCAGATAAGGAGAAACCATCATGGCAATTCTTACGCAGGGGACTCAAATTTATTTCGTCGATCCTGCCGACGATTCCGTTGTCGAGGTTACCGGTGTAACCACGTTTAATCCGGGTGGTGCCCCTGCCGATCAGATTGACATCACCAACCTTGTAAGCCAGGTAAAAGAATTTTTGCCGGGGCTGAGAACTCCTGGTCAAGCATCTCTTGAAATAAACGCCGATCCTACCAACGCAAGCCATGTAAGGCTGCATGAGCTGGCAAATACTGGAACTACGGCTATTCATTGGGCTGTCGGGTTTTCCGATGGAACAGCAACTCCGACTGCTGATTCTGTCGGGGACTTTGTTCTTTCAGGTACTCGGACGTGGTTTGAATTCGACGGGTATGTTGCCGATTTCCCGTTCGACTTTGCGACAAACAGCGTTGTAAAGACAACCATTTCAATCCAGCGTACCGGAACGTCAACGTGGACAAGAGAGAGCACGTAAAATGGAATTGAATCTCAATTCTCTTCAGGCGGCCGGATCGTTTACCGGCTACCCTGTTGAAAAGGAAATCAAGTGGGAACAGGACGGGAAAGAAATTTCGGCAACCACCTATGTGCGAAAGCTGTCGTATAGAACAGCCGTTTCAGATGCTCGTCAGTTCGGTAAAGACGTGATAGCTGGAAGAATAGCGGCTTGTATTTGCGATAAAGATGGGAAGCCGGTTTTTACTGTAGAGGACATTACTGGCGAACCAGTCGAAAACAAAAATGATAATGATACCGAAAAAGCAAGGAAAAAAGCGATATTTGACCGTGGCCCGCTTGATCATGAGCTTACAATTGCGCTTCTTGGTGCAATTGCGGAGGTAAATAGAATATCGGGGGAAGCGAAGACCTGACGGTTGAAGATGAGATATGGCATGAGCTTGTTTTGTGCGGCGTAGGTGGAATGACCATAGAAGAAGCTCAGAAAAATATCAGCTACGAAGAGTTCACCCGTTGGGTCAAATACCGGAACAAACGCGGATCGTTTAACGCGGCGTTAAGAAATGAGCATGATTTGGCAATGATTATGCAGATGTTTGCAAACAGGTATCGCAAAGAGAGCGCCGCACCGTTTTCTATTTATGATTTTGCACCGCATCTCGATGAACCAGAGTTGACAATTGATGATATGAGAAACTGGAAATAGCATGGCAAACCTCGGGACACTTACTATTGACCTCGTAGCTAAAACCGGCAGCTTTATAGGCCCGCTCGATAAAGCTGGTCGTCAGGCAAAAAAAACATCGAAAGACGTAAACGATTCGTTTTCAGATTCTTTGAAGTCGGTAACAAAATGGGGTTTGGGATTAGGTGTTGTCGCAACCGGTGCGGCAGTAGCCTTTGCAAAAAAAAGCATTGATGCCGCATCTGCGATAAACGATGTTGCAAAAGCCGCAAGCGTATCAACCGATACATTGCAGGAGATGAGACACGCCGCAAGCCTGTCCGGTATCTCATTTGACGAACTCGATGGTAGTTTACAAAGATTCAATAAAAGCATTGGCGAAGCTCGGGCGGGTTCTGGGTCGTTATATTCGTATCTGAAAAAAACAGATCAAGCACTACTTGATCAAGTCAGAAGCGCGAATTCAACCGACGACGCTTTGAATCTTATATTCAAGGCAATGAAAAACGTTGCCAATGAATCAGACCGGGCCGCGCTCGCTGCCGCTGCCTTTGGTCGCTCCGGTGTAAAACTATCAGTCCTTGCCGATGATTACGAAACACTGAGAAAAGAGGCGCAATCGCTTGGGCTTGTGATAGATTCACAGTTGATAAAAAATGCTGATGAGGCTGGCGATAAATTAGAAACATTATCAAGGGTGATAGGTGCTCAATTAACAACCGCAGTTCTAAATCTTTCCCCTACAATCCAAAAGGTAGCCGAGCAAATACTGAAGTTGTCAGAAAGTACCGCTAAATTTTTTGGTGGTGGAACTGTCAATAAGATTGATGTTGAAATAGCAGCACTTGAGGAACTGAGGAGCGAGTACAAACAGACAGAAGAAACGTATTCAACATTAAAGAAGCAAAAGGGGTCTCTGTTTGCTGGAGAGGCCGATACTCTAAAAGAGGCGCAAAACAATATTGAGACGTTGACAGAGAGCATCAAGCAATTAAATGATGCAAGAAATGGCGGGTCATCAAAATCATCAACGCCACCTACGTCTTTAGAAAAAGTCCAAGATACATCATGGGACGATTTGAAAAAAGTAGTTGAAGCTACATCAGAAACAAATAAACAACGACTTGAAATAATAAGAGCTTCAAATCTTGCCATTAAAGCCGAGAACGACCGACAGCTTTCTGAAGATATTGCCAGAGACGCTGCATATCGCCAATTGGTTGAACAGGCCGATGTCGCCGAGATTGGCAACAAGTACGATGGTGTTGAGCGCGAAGTAGAGTTGGCAAAATACAAATATGCGAAATTAATAGAGCTTGCAGAGGAAGGTTCGGAAGAAAGAGTACAGTTAAAAAGATTAGAAAAAGCTGAGTTGGATAGCATTGAAAAACAATCGCTTGAGATCGAAAAACAGTCTTTAATGATGCGAATAAATAGCACTGGCGAAGCGCTTGGAATGATGGCCGACCTTGCCGGTGAGTATGCGGGAAAGCAAAAGGCGCTGTACAAAACACTTTTCTTTGCGTCTAAGGCGTTTGCACTTGCCGATGCCATAGTAAACTGGCACTCCGTAGTGTCAAAGGCCACTGCAAGCGCACCGCCACCGTACAATATCCCGGCAATTATAGCCGCTAATATTCAAGGTGCAGTACCAGTTGCCGGAATTGTTGCCACGACAATAGCAGGGATGGCGCATGATGGTATGGACTCTATACCGGAAACGGGAACATGGCTATTGAAAAAGGGCGAGCGTGTAACAACAGAAAAAACTTCGAGAAAACTCGATGATACATTAAGTAGATTACAAAGTATAAATTCAGTTCCGAGTAGATCGGATTATGCCGGAAGAATTAAGAATAATTCTGGAGAATCGCACTACCACTATCATTCCCATGGACCTGTTTTTTTGGATAGGGCACAAATGAGAGACGCCGCAAAGATGCTCATGAAGGAATCGGATCGAGAGCGCACAAGGATGGGAGCTGTAAACTAATGGCTGAAGGAGATGTATATCTCGGAATAACTGGCGACGAAGATTTGATTTCGACGTATGCTAAAGATATTGTACGTGAGTATGAAAATTTTGGAAGGTCGGAAAGGACTTTTGGCGGAGTATTAAAGGAAGATGTTACTTCAAGAAAATATACATTTACGATAAACTACGATTATGTTGATTCGTCAACACTTGGAATTATAATAGAGAAAATGGAATTAAACGTTGGACTTAATCTTAGAATGTATATAACAGAAAGCGATTATTTCACCAACTTTGCAGGTAATTGCCCGATAGTAAGAGTGCGACCATTTCGAACAACCGATTTTATTACCGGTAGAACTTCAAAAATATATAGAGACTTATCAGTTGTATTTGTAGAGGTATAATGCTCACTGCTCCAAGTCAAGATTTTACCACTGCGGCAAACGCAGATTACCGGGAACCAAAGCTCAGGGTTGACGTTCTATGGACCGATCCTTTTGTTCAATCTGGAATAGTGGTAACTTCTACAAATGTAAATAACTTTTGTGATCTTGATTCTGCTGTCGTTGATGATTTATTATTGCATGTTGCAGATACGAGGATGTCTACACCACATAAATATGTGATAAATGATGGGACATGGATAAACGATGGAACGTTTTACCCAATACCAGGAACGATTGAAGAAGCGGCGAACAATCAGGTAGGGTGGTATACCGAGGATATATGTTCTGGTCTTGGAGTATTCGAGAACCTTCCAGAGATCATCGTTGAGTTTGCAGCAGAGAGATCAATAAATCAAATCATTATAGTTGGCGAACCTACGCTTGGTGAATATCCTACTAATTTTGACGTTTTAATTTATGACGAAGACGATAATGTTTTGAATTCAATAACTAACTTCAACGCTTCAGATGTAGAAACAATATTAGATTTTACTGATGATAATATTCTTACTGCAAGATACATGGTGTTAGTTTTACATTCGTGGTCAGCACCGAATACCATAGGAAAGATCGTTGAATTTTTTGGCGTAATAACCGATACGTTTTATAGCGACGACATAGTTTCTATGGATGTATTGGAAGAGATGGAAGCCGACGAGGAAGATACGCCATTCGGAAGCATGTCAACAAACGAGTTGACGATTGAATTTCAAAACATTTCAATTACAAAAGATAGCGACGATATTGCTGATCCATTTCTACCCGAAAACAGTGCTTCATATCTAAATAATTCTATTACAAAAAATGTTAGACTTTCTCCGTATATCGGGTTTAGTGAATTAACCGTATCCGATCAACCAATTGAATACGTTCCGATGGGTGTTTTCTGGTCGACCGAATGGGAGGTTTCGGAAAATGAGTTTTCCGCAAAAGTGATTGCGCGGGATAGATTTGAATTGCTGAGACTTAACACTTTCGTTGCCGACGAGATTCTTGAAAATGTTACCCTTTATCAAATAGCCGAGTACGTTTTAAACCATGCAAAAACAAACATTCCATTGAACGATCTAGAATGGACTATCGACGCCGACCTTTCAAATTACGCTGTTTATTATGTATGGTTTGGAAAGGTCACATATTTTGAGGCAATTAAAAAAATTGCTGCGGCCTGCATGGGGAGAGCGTATTGCGATAGAACTGGTCGAATAATAATTGAATCGTATGTATCTGATCAAACAGTAGGAACGCCAGACTTCCAAATCAGGGCGGTAGATTATTTCAGGCAAGGTCGTAAAATGAAGGGGGTAAAAAATCATATATCCGTACCGGTTTGTCCGCTTGTTCAAGAGTCTGAGACGAATGATATTTATGAATCTGAGGATATTACTTTCGGCCCGCTGGAAACGTCAAAAACTGAAACCGTGTCGTGGGGCGATGATGCGGTGATGGATCATGAAATAGTAATTTTTGATGAAACTGGAGGCATAGAGACAGTTGCCGAAACCGACCCCCAATTCTACCCATCCGGTGCCACGATTGTTTTTTATAAATTGTCTGGAATAACAGGGACTTTTAAATACAAAATTACCGGAAAAAGACTTATCCCGCAAGAAGGAATTGACGACGAAACCGCCTTTGACGAAGATTCGATAAGGCTTTTAAACAGGCAAGAGTACCGATTAAGCGAAAACTACTTAATACAGACCCCGGCAATGGCAGCTATTGTTGCCGCCGCGATGCTTCAGGCATCTTTGAGCGAATGGCGCGACATAGAAAATGAAATACCTGGAAATCCGTGTACAGAATTAGGCGATATTGCAGATATTGAAGTATATTCGAAGATGTCGGTGTCTCGTGAGTTTAGGACCATCCGGCAGCAGTTCAAGGCGAGTGCAGACGGATTAAGGTGTACGATAACAAGTAAAAGAACTATAGATTTCGGGAGTTGATTTATGGCCGGTGGAATTTGGACTTCTCCTGTTGATGTAGGTGTCGAGGGCGTTCCAACTACGCTTCTCACCAATATTGCCGACGACTTAAGATGTTTACACAAAGGAAACGGCCACACAACCGTTTCTCAAATATCCCCTAACTCTTCAGGCCATTTAAACGTCGGGTCTGATGATCAGTATTTTAAAGTGCTGGAACCGTCAAACTATGGAATACGTTTTATATCTACAGCGGGAAGGCAACTTGGAAATGCAATAAATCTCGAAATATCTACAACAACTGCATACCAGCAGCAAACAAGTATTTACACTAATGCTTCAAGTCCTCCGGTTGGCTATGTCCCGATAATAGTAAATCATGAGCAGATTTTTGGTTCTTATACTATCTATCTGTACGATGTCATTACATTGTTTTTCCATGGATCATTTTGGTTGTGCAGGGTTTAATTCATGTTTTTCAGAAAAAACACAAGTGGATTTGGTGCTATTGACAAAATACTTGATGATATATATCGTATTTTAAGCCTTGTCAACACTGGAACCACCGCCACAAGGTCAAGGCTTTTTTATGGTATACCTGAGTATCTAAATCATGAGCTTGTCCCAGTTCCAGCAACAGGATACCGAACTGCTTATTTCATACACGACGACTACACCTTCTTGTATTTTTGGGATGGTACTATCAGAAATTCAATTGCCTTGAATGAGGCTTTTACGATATGAAAATGCTGCCATTATTTTTTATAGCCTTGATTTACTCGACCACATTTTCGCAGGGGTGGTCTGTTAATCCTGCCGGGGGAAGCATAAGGGCGCGAGACTCAATGAGGGTCGATTCTTTGAGGAGTTCAGTTGCCATAGGAACCGATGCTAATGGAAAATTTGTAAGGAGCGATTCGGTAAGGGCTGCACACATAGCTGATAGCGCAGCAGTCGCCGGTAGGTCTTTCGGGCTTAAACTTAACTTTGCAGAAAATATAGTTCCGCTGGTTTGGTATCAGGATTCAACATTACGCGATAGATACCGGGCTGGTACTGCACCTGATACATATTCATCTCAGCAAAATTATTCGCCAGCATACTACGCAACATCTGCCCTTGCTGGAACATGGGGGCCGTCGTTAAATTTATATTCTTATCCATCAACGCTGTATAATTCAGCATATTTCAATATTACCACTCTTGGAAACGGGTACGCTGGAACACGGGCGGCGATAGGACTCAGAAACTTCAGCACTGTCGCTTCTGGCAGGGAATCAGCGGTTATTTCTTGGAGGAAGAGGGACGCCACTTCGTCAGGGCATAATGATTTCGAGCTGCTCACATATAGTCAGCCGTATGAATCTACATGGCTGAGGCATATTTTTATCAATGGTGAAACCGGAGAAATGATTTTTCAGGACACTTGTCCAGATGTAAATAGAACAGTAAGGTATCCGGCAAGATTCAGGAACGGCGGGATAAGGACTACCCGCGCTATAATTGATACCACCCCAGCTCCTACGGTATCGGGCTTGAGCGTAGTCCTCGGAAAAACACCGGCAACAGGTGACAGTATAATGGCCGCTCCAGTCGCGTCATTAGTGCAACCTCACAACGTAACCCCTGGCCAGATTCCAATGTCAAATGGAACAACGACTTGGAGGAATACCGGAAATACCGTTGACTCAGTAACCGGTAATATTAAATTATATGGAGATTTGATACTTGGAGATACGACATACACTGGAGTTACAGCATCGATTCACGCTCATGGAAACGCTTCGGACACTGATCACGATTCTCTTGTAGTAAACTTTTCAGCGGCAGCACTTGGTCAGGCAAGTAGAGGATCGGCCATGCGCGTTTCAGGAAACGAAAGCGCATTGCACGGAAACGCTGTTTTCGAGGCTGGAGATTCCGGCGACGTTTTACTTGGAGGAAATGGAATAATTTTTCATGTTGACGATTCAGCAGATGGAAATAATTTTAAGATGGACGTTATGATTGGTAAAGATACAATTGATTTAAATGATACGAATAGAGTTGCATTGTACGGGGCGCTACGATCAATTTACTCGGCATTCAGGATTTATGGAGGGCAAGGATCGTCTACCACAAAATCATCAATCGAACTTGGTGATCAGCAAAGCAATAGAATGACACTTAGCGCAGACACAATAAACATGAGTTGCAGCAGGTTAGTTGCTCCAAAGATGGATTCAACTCGTATGGCAGACTCCTCCGGCAAATCCTACCACGGAATCACCCCCGGACGATACGGCCTCTCCCTTACCACCTCAACGTGGTCAACCGGCTCTCTCCGAGAAACATCCGCCGGAAACCTTTCGATTGGCGACAATGGTATTCCCGGTATAAATTTTTACAATTACAAATCAGCAGTAAATACTGCGGGGCAGTACGGATATTATGGATTCACCTATCCAACAGTTACAGTTGACGGAACCTATGGGGGTATTGGATTACAGCAGGATATTTATACCAATCTCAACGGACATACCGACGCTGGTGGATATCGGGCGCTTTTTGGAGGGGCATACCATGGATCAGTAGGTACGGTTGGGCTTCTTTACGGGCTCGATTTTTCCTATGGCACTCCGACAACGACAAATGCTGCCAGCGTGTCAGGCCTTGCTGCAGGAATAAGAATAACGCCATACTTCGGTGGGACTGGAACGTATGCAGCATCGGCAGATATTTATATAAGTTCTCCGTTGGCAACAGGTGCTACGGTGGCCAATGAGTGGTGCTTATTTCTGGATCACAACGCGATATCACGGTTTATCGGTAGGATACAAAGTGGCCCGACTGGAGCGTATACGACAGTCGATTCAAATGGCGTAACATTTTGGGGAAGTGCTACCGAATGGGACGATGAGAAAATTGTTGCCACGGCA